CAAGACGGGCATCCCGCCCTTTATGCTGGGGCTCAGCTGGTCCAGCACCGAGCGGATGAGCAACCAGCAGGCCGACCTCCTGACTACGGAGATGACCGCCATCCGGAGAGCGCTGACGCCGGTGGTGGAGAAGATCTGCCGGCTGTGGCTGAGAATGCACGGGTACAGCTGCGGCGTGGAGGTGGTGTGGGATGACATCAACCTCCAGGACCTGCTGGAGGAGGCCAAGGCGGGCTGGTACAAGGAGCAGACAAGAAAACTGGCGCTGGAAAATGACGCGCTGGAACAGGCAAACGCCGCTGAGGCGGGAAAGGAATGTTCGTGTTAGACGTGAGAAAAGAGCCGGGCAGTGTGATCCGGCACAGCGTGTCCCGGGAGGACCTGCTCCTCATCAACCGGCTGGCCAAGTCGGAGCTGGGACCGGATCAGGTGTACACCTTCGCGGTGCGCCTGTGCGACAACGAGGTGGACCGGGACTGGGAGCGCTTCGACCAGGAGGCTTTGGAGGAGCTCAGCCGGTTGTTCGTGGGCAGGAGCGGCATCTTTGACCACAATTGGTCCGCTGAGGGGCAGACCGCAAGGCTCTACAAAACCGAGGTCTGCCGGGAGGAGGGCCGGACCATGGCCGGGGATGAGGCCCGGTTTTTGAAGGGCTACGCCTACATGCTCCGGAACGAGAAGAACCAGGCCCTCATCGAGGAGATCGAGGCGGGCATCAAAAAGGAGGTCAGCATCGGGTGCAGCGTGTCCGAGCGGGTGTGCTCGATCTGCGGGCAGAGCGGGTGCGTCCACAAGGGCGGGAAGCGCTATGACGGGAGACTGTGCTTCTTTACGCTCTCCAGACCTACCGACGCCTACGAGTGGAGCTTCGTGGCCGTGCCCGCCCAGAGAAAGGCCGGCGTTATCAAGGCCTTCGGCCAGGAGGGCGAGGGGGACTTGAAGCGGCTTTTGGCCGGGAGGCCGGGGTACCTCAAGCAGCTGGAGGTCCTGGAGAAGGAGGCGCAGCTGGGCAGGAGCTATATGGAGGGCCTGCGCAAGGAGCTGGTAAGGCTGGCGGGGCTGGCCGACGAGGCGCTGGACCTTACCGTCTTCTCCGCCCTGGCGGAGCGGATGGAGGAGAGGGAGCTCATCGAGATGACCAAGGCCTACCGGCACAGGCTGGATTCCCTCTACCCGCCCAGGCCCCAGATCCAGAGCCGCGGCGCGGCGGTCTGCGCCGATGAGGACAGCGAGTTTGTAGTTTAAAAAGGAGGAGCTTTTATGAATGTTTGTTTCGACGGAGTGGGCCAGGTGTGCGCCACCTTTCTGGATGGGGGCGTCAGCCAGGGCCAGGTGGTGAAGGTCACGGGCCGGGGGACCGCGGGCAAGTGCGGCGCGGGGGACGGCTTCTGCGGCGTGGTGCTCCACACCAGGGCCGGGGCCTGTGCGGTGCAGGTGCGGGGGTTTGTCACGGCCGGCTATTCCGGCACCGCGCCGGGACTGGGGCAGACGGCGCTCTGCGCCGACGGTGAGGGCGGCGTGAAGACTGCCGCCACCGGCGGGACCAGTTGCCTGGTGGTGGATGTGGATACCACGGCTAAGACCGTGACCATTTTGCTCTAATTTTGAAAGGAGGAACATCGTATGGCATATTCCTATGACAATCTGAGACTGGAAAAGGGCATGTACGGCGAGGCGGGCAAGTCTTTTACCCAGGTGCTGGAGGCCGCGGACCCCAGCGAGAACTATAAGGGCACCCCCCTGGAGGGCCTGGACGCCTTCCAGCGGCAGCTCAAGCGCTTCGACATCCACGTCAAGGGCTCCCGGTCCGACGTGGTGGAGAAGTTCTTCCGCACCTCCGAGTCGGCGGTGCTGTTCCCGGAGTTCGTCTCCCGGGTGGTGCGCCAGGGGATGGCCGAGGACAACGTTTTGCCCTCCATCACCGCCACCGTCACCCAGTTCGACGGCATGGACTACCGCTCCATCGCCTCCGTGCCCAGCGAGGAGGATAAGAGCCTCAAGCGGGTGGAGGAGGGCGCGCAGCTCCCCCAGACCTCCATCCGCACCCAGAACAACCTGGTCAAGCTCCACAAGCGGGGCCGGATGCTGGTGGCCTCTTATGAGGCGATCCGCTTCCAGCGGCTGGACCTCTTCTCCATCACCCTGCGGCAGATCGGCAGTCACATCGCACGGATGCACCTGGAGGACGCGATCAAGGTCATCATGGAGGGCGACGGCAACGGCAATCCCGCCGACACCTTCGCCGTGGGCACCGCGCCTATCGGCGGCACCAGCGGCAAGCTCTCCTACGAGGCCCTGCTGGACTTCTGGGGGCAGTTCGACCCCTACACCATGAACACCATCCTGGTGCCCAACGCCGTGATGCTGGACATGCTCAAGATGACCGAGTTCCAGAACCCCATGACGGGGCTCAACTTCCAGGGCACCGGCACCCTGGCCTCCCCCCTGGGCGCAACGCTCCTGCGCACCAGCGCCATGCCGGCGGACACCCTCATCGGCCTGGACCGCAACTATGCGCTGGAGATGGTCAGCGCGGGCGACGTGGGCGTGGAGTACGACAAGCTCATCGACCGGCAGGTGGAACGGGCCGCTATCACCAGCATCTCCGGCTTTGCAAAGCTGTACACCGACGCGGGGAAGGTGCTCACCATCTGATTTTCAGCCAAGGAGGCGGCGTGATGCATGAAAAGATTTTAACGCTGGCTAAGGCCATCGTCCGGCCCGCAGAGGAAGAGGAGGCCCTTCTGGACGCCCTGTGCACCGCGGCGGAAGCGGAGCTGGCCGGGCGGCTGCGGGAGGATGTGTCCCAGGAGGACTGCGGCGCGTTCCCCTGCGCCGCCGCCCTCCTGGCGGCGGCAGGGCTCCTGCCCTGCCGGGACGGCGGGGACGTGGAGCGCTTCACCGCGGGCGAGGTGAGCCTGCAAACGGGCGGAAACGGCGGGCTGTGCGCGGCGGCGGGACTCCTGCGCCGTCAGGCTGCGGCCATGATGGCCCCCTACTGGGCGGACGACAGCTTCGCTTTCGCGGGGGTGCGGGGATGAGGGCCCGGCTGGAGGGCATCCTGGCCCGGTATGGACAGGACGCGGTGCTCACGGACCGGGAGACCGGCGGAAAGCGGCGCGTGCGGGCCTTCGTCCAGCCTGTCCTCAAAAAGCGGGAGGACCTCCCCGCCCAGGCCACGGCCCTGGGGGCGGTCAGCCGGGAGCGGTGGCTCTATATCGGCGGCGGCTCCCAGAGCCTGAGGGCCGGGGACGGCGTGGCCTGCGGCGGACTGCGGCTGGTGGTCCAGGAGGCCCGGAGCGTGCCCTGGGGCGGCGGGACCCTCTACTGGTGGGCCCTCCTGCGGAAGGAAAAGGAGAAAGCGGTATGAGCGGACTGGAACAGGTGAAACGGGCTATCGCCGGGGCTTTGGAGAAGGCCGGGATCGCCGCGAGACTGGCCTTCGAGCCCGGATGGGCCAAGGGGTACAGCGGGCCGGTGGTGGCCGTGGGGCTCCGCCGGGGAGAGAGCCGGGGCGGCGCCCTGAGCAGCTATCTGGGACAGCAGGAGGACCCCGAGACCAGGGACTGCCGGGAAGTCTACGGGATGCGCATGGAGCTGACGCTGTCCCTGGACATCTATTGCCCGGCGGGAGAGGGGGCCTCCGGCTGTGAGGGGGCGCTGGAGAAGATGCACCAGGTGCTCCTGGAGGGCCTCCCCTCCGGACTGCGGCCCGCAGAGCTGAAGTGGGAGGAGACCGGCTGGGACGAGGATACCGCCATGTTTTTACTGCCGGTGAGCCTTGCCTGCGGCGCGTACTTCACGGCGGCGGCCTCGGAGGACGGGCTTCTTCTGACCGATTTTATTTTGAAAGGTGTTGTGACCAAATGAACCATATCATCCATGAGCGTCCGGGGGTCTACTCCTCTTATGACGCTTCCACCATCATCCGGGGCGGCAGGGCCGTCCGGACCATCGGCGTGGCCGCGAAGAGCTCCGCCGGGACCAAGGGGGTCCCTGTGACCCTCACCAGCTATGAGGCGGGGCTCACCGCCTTCGGCGAGGACGCCGCGGAGGCCCAGGGCATGTCCACGATCCTGCGCCTGTTGTTCCTGGGCGGCGCGTCCACGGTGGTGGCCGTGGCTGTGGACGGCGAGGACTACGCCGGGGCCTTCTCCGCCCTCGAGACGGTGGAGGACGTGCAGGTCATCGTCTGCGACAGCGGGGAGCTGACCGTCCACCAGGCCCTGCGCACCAGCGTGGAGGCCGCCTCCGCCGCGCGGCGGGAGCGCATCGCCGTGGTGGGCATGAGCGGCGCGGATACCACGGCGCTCACCGGCCGGGCGAAGGCCCTCAACAGCGAGCGGATGGTCCTGGTGGGGCCCGATGTGATCGCAAGCGACGGGAAGGCACTCTCCGGCGTCTTCGCCGCGGCGGCAGTGGCGGCGGCTGTCGCCGTCACCAGGGACCCGGCGGTTCCCCTCAACGGCACCCGCCTGCCGGGGCTGGGCGGCGTCGGTGAGCAGTACGGGGACAACGAGGTCGACCTGCTGGTCCGGGGCGGCGTCACGCCTTTGGAGGCCCTGGGGGGCGTGGTCTCCCCGGTCCGGGGCATCACCACCCACACCACAACCGGCGGTGCGCAGGATATCACCTGGCGGGAGCTGACCACGATCCTCATTGTCGACGATGTGGTGCCCTCCATCCGACAGAGTTTGCGCAGCCGGTTCAGCCAGACCAAGAACACCGTCCAGACCCGGGGAGCCATCCGCTCCCAGGTCATCGTGGAGCTGGAGAGCAAGCTGCGGGCCGAGACCATCGACAGCTACGGGGATGTGACCGTCTCCGTCTACGACCAGGACCCCACGGTGTGCCTGGTGGAGTTCAGCTTCGCCGTGGCCCACGGGCTCAACCAGATCTATCTCACCGCCCACATCACGATTTAAGGAGGATTGGATATGGAAGTGACAGGTTTTCCTACCAGCTGTGACATCTACCTGGAGCTGGACGGCCGGAAGGTGGCCGTGGTCCAGAGCTACACCGCTAAGGCCACCAAGACCAGTCAGGTGGTGGAGGCCTTCGGCGAGAGCGAGCCGGTGGCGACCATCAACGGGCAGAGCAAGTACGTGCTGGAGCTGACCCGGCTCTATGCCACCGATGACGCCATCAGCGACGGCATCGACTTTTTCGCCCTGGAGGACTTCTCTCTGGTCATCTCCAAGCCGGACCGGAAGGTCATCTACAGCGGCTGTCAGTGGAGCGCCATCCAGGAGGAGGGCAAAGTCGGTTCCATGGTGGCGGAGAAGGTCACGGTGGTGGCTACCGGCCGCATCGAGGTGGCCGCCTGATGGAGGAGCTGGAGCGCTTGCAGTTGAACATCCAGCTTCCGGCGGGGGCCCTGGAGGGCTTCACCCGGCTGGCGGAACAGCTCCGGCTGCTGGCGGAGGCCCTGGGCGGGGGCGGGCAGATGCCCGCCTCCCTCCAGACCGCCCGGACGGCCCCGCTGGAGCGGGGGGAGAACACGGCCTTTGACCTGGGGCGGTTCCGGGAGATGGGGCAGGGGCCCCGGGAGCCGGAGGCCGTCCGGACGGACGGGCGGGACATCGCCGGGGCCGAGGCGGCGGAGAGCGAGGTCCGGCGGTCCGTGGAGGAGCCGGACGGGGCCTGGGAGGAC